TTCAACATGTTGAAAAATAATAGGCATATCTAGAAAGAGGTGAGATAAAAAGTGATAACCGGAGTTTTCATTGCAACAACTATAATATGTGCGGTTGGGTGGTTAACGAGAAGTATTTCTTGCGCAGCTCTTCTATATTACATTGAAAAAAGCGGATACAAACTTCCGAATGATCAGGATTTAGAAGAATGCACCCGTTTTGCAGCAAAGAAACTTTTTAAGTTATAAGCCCAGCTTTGCTAGGACAAGAGACGTTATAGCACTATTTGCTACGCTGGATATTACTTCGAGAGACATGGAACCGATAGTTGTAAAAACAGGTTTTAATTTCTGATTCCATACGGTATCAGACCTGATTTTTTCAAGAAATTCATGTCCTTGAAAAGTCATATCATAAACTCGAAATGTAATCAATTGTCCATCAGAAGAACGTATAAGTTGAGCGTTGATATATGCTCCTTCATAAAGCTTGATAAGAGTATAAAGTATTTGCTCACTGCTATAGTGCAAGAGACAGTTTTGAAATGAATCGACTTTGTATACGCCAATATGGAATGTTTCAAGTTCAAGTAAAACATCACGTATACAATCAGGAGTTAATTGCATGGAATTAGCCTTCTTTCTTATATATTAGGTATGCCAGTGCCTGTAATACAAGAATAGGAGAGTAATGGGGAAAAGTCAATGAGTACACCAAATAATTTCAATCATTTTACCGGGAAGAAGAAAAAATTTTCTAAGAAAAAGAGAAAAAAGAAAATCAAAGTAAAACACCAACATAAAAACAAATATCAGTTAAGCATCACATGAAAAATAATTTGGATACCCAGAAAGAGGTGAGACAGATAGAAGAAAAGATATTAAAAATTTGTATGAAATTATTCTGGCCAGTACTAATCGCATGGATAATTTGCGCACTGGCCAAGATAATGATTGATTTCGGACTGATCACATAAGTCGCTCAGAAATTTCCTGTAATGGATATGAAATAGCATGATATTCCTTGTTTACTAAACGAGGTTTTACTAATTTTCCGTAATTATCAACGGCTATTTCAAAATGCTCTGAGTAATGTTTCCTACCAGAATGATAATGAATGTCAAAAATTGCAGCACCGCCCCTATATTCATAGAGCTTGAATGGTGCGAGAAATTTTTGACCGGGTGCTATTGAATTTCCAGAAAGACCATCAAAGATAGTCGAAATATCCGCAAGCGATTTTGGATGATTTTGTATAACATCATTATATGTAAGTGAATCAATAAAAGCGGAAGATGCACCAAAATTTTTAACAACAAAATAGCCAGTTGGTTCCCCACATTGCATGTAATCAAAATAAACGCATACATAAGGTCTACTGGAATTTTCAATCATTTTATTATTCTGACGTAAAGTTATTACAACAGTAACAATGGAAATGGCAGCCAAAATAAAGGAAAGCACAGAGAGTACAATATTTACTTTTGTTGATAAATCCATAAAATTTTCTCCTTTCTACATTACTCAGGTACGTCACTACCCTGTAATACAAGAATAGGAGAAACATAAAGAAAAGTCAATGGGTGGATATCCAGAAAGAGGTGATCTGAAATAGCATTTCAAAGTATTGGATTAAATAATGGAAAAGTTTTATCAGGGGAAAAGATAGGAGAACTTGTTTCAGAAATAATAAACAAATTCGCTGAATCAGGATTATCCTACGATGAAGCAAAAATTATTCTTGATTGCGTAGGAAGCGTTTTAGGAGAATTTAGTATCATTCAGAAACAGGAGGAAAAATAGATGGAAAATACAAGAAAACCACAGATTCTGATTCAGACAGATGGAATCCAGAATACAAAAGTCTTTGTTGATGGAAAAGAGTTAACAGGTGTTGCAGGAATAAGATTTTCACAGAGTTACAAAGAAAATAAGGGACTCCCTGTTTTACAGATTGATTTAAAAGCAACCAATGTTACTCTGGATGCAAAAATACTCCCTGCATTGCCGGAACCATATAATGGACAATACATATCGGTTAGTAGACTGATTGAATCAAACGTAATTCCAAAAGATAAAATGATAGAGCTTTGCAGGGAGAATGGAATAGAACTGGTTTAGATGTTCTTTAATTCATCTGGAGCAGAAGCAAGAATAGGACATTCATCTTCACATGGAGATGAGCAGGGTGGTTCACTTATACCTTTTTCCCAGCAATTGGTATTGAAGATATAAGTAACAGATACTTCAATGTCTTTACTTGCTTTTGGACAGAAACCAGTTGCGCGATATTTCTTTTCCATAAATATTCTCCTTTCTGTATGTACTCGGGTATTCCCAGTACCCTGTACATACAGAATAAGAGTAAACAAGACTGTAGTCAACGAAAGTCGTTCGACAAAGTCATTAATTTTTTATAAACAGTAACCCATATATATCATTTCCCATACCATAAAGAAGAGGTGAGGAAGATGTCAGAATTAAAACTGGTAACAAGAAATATCCGTATTAATGGAATTCAGCACAAAGCCAGTGATATGTCAGAAGAAGAAATCAAATGCCTGCTCATCCAGAGACAGGATGAACTTCTTCTGAGCATGAACTATGAAAGAAAAGCCGCCGGTTAAGGCGGAGAAAGAAGGACAAGCATTATGAAACAGTACATAATTATAGCCCTCTGCATCCTTGCAGGGAAATATGTAGACATCCCAGTCTGGTTTAACATCCTTTTTGGGATATCCGCATACTGGGCGGTAGATCAGCTTAGAAGAGTTCAGGAGGAAGAAACATGTTCAGAGACAAAATAAGAGAGATTCTGGAGCTTGTACTCAAAGCTGAAGAAAAGAATATTTATGTGGCATACAACTATGACACAAACACAAAAACATTAACGATCATAACAAAAACAAAGGTATTTGCTTTTAAAGACAATGAGTATATAGAAGAATGGTCGGAAGAATGCATTCAGTATCTCAAAAGTCTGATCGGGGAGAGAACAGAATGACTGAAGAAGAAAGAATGAGGGAAGTAGAACGGATTTCCAGAAGAACCAAAGAATCGGTAAAAATTCCTTCGGATCAGCAGCGAACCATCCGAATTGTCAGGTTCAGAAACAAGACACTTGCAAGTTACGTAGGAACTATGGAAGAAGCACATCGGAGAGCAAAAGAAATGGAGGGCCTCTACGGACCGATCGAACACATAGAATAAAAAAGACTCATGTAACGCAAATACATGAGCCAGGGTGACTTTTTGCCACTTGGATATCAAACCTGTAAAAAATATAACATCCAGGTGGCGAAAAGTCAAGATTTAAGCAGGAGAAAACCTGCTATATTTTTAACCTTTTTCAGGGGACAGGGAAGTCCCTTCAGGGCTTGATTAAGGGTATTAAACTTACGACACCGGGGTGACATATGAAGTGTGGATACATAAGAGATACATGGGATTGTGGGGAAACCTTAGAGGTAGAGGAAAAGCATACAGGAAGATATGGTGCAAGGGGGCAGAAGAGGAAGCCGAAGAAGGAACCCACCCCGGAAGATATCATAAGGCAGAATCAGTGGAAGAGGGTGAGAGAACTCAGGAGACTGGTAAAGTGGAACTTCACAACCGGAGACAGCTGGATCACACTCACCTACCAGAAAGACAAGAGGGTAAGCTGGGAAGAGATGATAAAGCATATGCAGAAATTCATAAGGCAGCTTCAGACCAGATACCGGAAATATGGCTGGACCTTAAAGTATATCTGGAGACCACAGATAGGAAAGAGGGGTGCGATCCACATCCATATCCTCTTAAATGCCGAATCAAATACAGAGACCAGGACAGAAAAGATTGTCAGGGAACTCTGGACACATGGGAATCCGAACATGAAGGTGGTATACGACCTGAAGAACGGAGATCTGGCAGAGTACATAGCAACACCCTTACAGGAATGGGAACCGGAAAAAGCAAAAGCATATCATCCGTCCAGAAATCTGATCCGCAAAGAACCGGCCAGAAAAGAAATAAAAAGACGTTCCCTGATAGACAAAGATGGAGTAGTCAGAGAACCCAAAGCCCCCAAAGGTTACTATGTGGATCCGGATTCCATCAAAAAAGGAATCAATCCTGTGACAGGATACGCATACCGCCATTACACACTTGTAAAGATAGACAGGAGGATTTGAAGATGGACCAGAAAATGGCAAGAGTAGATATTTCCCTTATTGTCAGTGACAAAAGCGCAAGGATAAAGAAAGGAAGGTACGTATACATCATTGCCAGTCAGGATTTCCCCAAAGGTCCGGGGAATCCGATCAGCGGCAGAGAAGAAGCAGAAGATACCACACCACACCGCCTTGTCATGCTGGGACTGATCGCTGCCCTGAAAAGAATACGCAGACCGTCCCTGATTACAATCCATACAACCTGCCAATATCTTGCAAATGGTCATAAGAACCTTAACGTATGGAAGACAAACGGATGGAAAAGAAGCGGGGACCGGGAATTAAAAAATGCAGACCTCTGGCAGGAGATAGATAAACAGCTCAGCGGTCATGCAGTAAGATTCCAGACGGAATTTTAACACAAGGAGAGGAGAACACAACACAATGTTTGATAAATTTGGAGAAATGAATTCATACACAGAGATCAATGAACTGGCAGCCAATCTTCTGCAGGAAGGAGATCTGGACAGCTTAAAAGAACTGGCAAAGGAAAACGGCATTCCGGATGATTATGTAGAGATGTATCTGGAAGAAGCCATCCCATCCCTCTGCGATTCCACATCTGCAGCTATTGGTAAGATCGATGTGGAATGCATGAAATTAAAACCTAAGGAACTGATGCTGGACTGGGTAGAGTACATCAAGGGACTCTGTATGGAGAACGAGATGATCGCCCACCAGGTTCGCAAGAAAGGAAAGACTCTGCAGGGATGCATGACGGTTCTGTTGGAATATTCTTTTAAAAACCAGATCACGGTAGATAAAGCGATCACAAAGGCAGCAGGAGTCAGTGCCGGCAAGGTGACATTTGGAGTTCCCGGCATGGCAAAAGCCAAGGAACTGATCCGGGATTACTACATGGGAGGAGCAAAGGCGTGAAACGGACAAAATTATTACGCTGCATCCCATGCACAGTCCCAAAAGTAAAAGACTCCGACAGTGTGATTGCTGCAAGCCAACTTCTTGAAGCGGATGGGGAGCGGGCAGTAGAAATCAGCCTGTTCGTAAAAGGAGAACTGAAAGCCCGGTATTTTGCAGATAAAAAGAACCACAGTACATGGGTAAATGAAACATGGACAACCTGCGGGCTCAAAAATGTACTCAGACTTTGCATGGGCCAGCCGGTTTTGAAAAACGACTTTTACCACAGCACCCCGGATATGGAGTGGGCTGCACAGGAAGACAGAGACAGGGTATATGACTTTCTGGATACCTACAGCATTGGCAGTTACGAGACTACAGTGAATGAAACAAAAAGAGACCTGGCATACATCCGGAAGCAGGAAAGAATCAATGAAATGATGGCAGAAGTCCCCTGTGTGCCGGAGGAAGCAGAGAAGTGGGTAGAAGATAAACTATTTCCGGGAAACATCCTGTTTTTTAAGAAAGAAGAGAAACGGACTGTATTCAGCTGTACCGCCTGCGGTTATGCCGGCTGGAGAAAGAGTGGATGGAAGCATGGAGAAAAAACCATATGCCCGAAATGCAAGGCACCGGTAACGACAAACAGCAGACAGGAGGAAAAGACAGCCAAAGCCATGGTAACCATCTTGCAGCAATATGGCAAAAAGTGGGTGGAGCGTCAGTTCCGGGCAGTCTGCAGATGGACAGCAGGGAAGAAAGAAATAAAGCTATCTGAGAGGATCAGGGCCATCATGCCACTAAAGGAAACCTGGGGGAAAGTGTGGTACGGCACAATTCCGGAAGCAGATGAATTTTCACAGGAGTTCTGGGATAAACCGTATGGAAAGAGATTCGTTCCGTCATACCTGTATCCCGGAAATCTTCCGGAAGTGTTAAAAGCCGGAGGACTGGAACACAGCGGAATGGATATCCTTGCAAATGCAGGCATGAAATTCAACGTAAACATCTATATCATATCCTTCCACAACCACCCTTATCTGGAATATCTGACAAAAGCCGGTCTGACAAGACTGGCAGCAGATATCGTAAATGGTCACTGGGTAGAGATCAACAGAAACGGAAGGAATCTCAAGGAAGCACTAATGCTGGACGGAAACCACTTAAACAGGCTGAAAACGATAAACGGTGGAGCCGCCATTCTGGGATGGCTCAGGTACGAACAGGACAATGACATCCGGATTACACAGGAAAGCTTGGAATGGATTGCCGGAAAGAATTTAAAAATAAGTGACTGCCAGGATATCCTTAATGAACTTGAAAGCGTAAACCGGATGGTCAACTATCTGAAGAAACAGAAAATAGCTCCAAGTAAATTCACGATCATATGGAGAGACTACCTGCGTATGGCAAGAGAAGAAGGATACGATACCACTGACGACATTGTGAGATTTCCAAAGGATTTAAAGGCTAGGCACGATCAGCTGGTAGAAGTGAGAAATCAGAGAAAGGATGATAAATGGCTGGAAGGATATAAGAAACTGGATGACCGGATAAAAGAAAGACTTCCGGGCATGAAAGACTACTTCTGGGAAGACCGGGAATACATGATCATACCGGCAGGGACATGTAAAGAATTGATGGACGAGGGAAGAACCCTTCACCATTGCGTGGGAAGCAGTGACACCTACATGAGAAAGATGGCAGATGGCGTCAGCTGGATCCTGTTCCTGCGAAAAAAATCAGAACTGAAAAAGCCCTACTACACCATAGAGATCAGCCTGAAGGACGACCATATCATCCAGTTCTATTCAGAATATGACCGACAGCCGGATAAAGAGACCATCAATGATGTCCTGAACCGGTATAAACGGAGTATCCGGAAAAAGAAGATAAAGATTCAAGTACCGGCAGCAGGCATAGCATAAGGAGGACACTATGGAATATATGCAGTTAAGTATGGATGATTACATCCAGAGTAAAAACGAAATCAAACAGGAACTAGGAGGGATCGTAAAGAGTTTTGTGCGGATCGGATGGCAACTGACCAGGATTGATAAGTCCCAAGCCTTCAAACACGATGGCTACAACACCATTTCAGAATTTGCCAGAACAGAATATGGCATGAATCCATCAGGAGTCAGCCGTTTCATGAAAGTATATGAGAAATATTCCGTTCCGGGAGATACACCAGAGCTTAAGAAACAGTATAGGGAATTCAAATTCAATAACCTGGTAGAAATGCTCCAGCTCCCGGAAGAAGACCAGCAGATCTTCCATCCGGAGGATAAAAGAGAGGACATCCGCGAGTTAAAAGACTTCAACAAAGAAAATGAAAGTAATCCGATGAATCTCTTAGATTGGAAATCTGCACAGAGTACAGAGGACAAGCTCCACGCCACGATCCAGGAATTCTTCCGGGAAAAGACAGGAATCCTCAATGCCCTGTACAGCAGTGAGGCATACCAGTCCGGAAACATCAAGGAAATGGCGCAGATCATCAACCCTGGTGACAGTATGAGTTATCGAAAAGGAACAGTTTTCTTGATGTTCCATCAGGAAGATATCACAGTCAAGATATTCAATGGAGAGATGAGGAATATCTCTTGGGACCAGTTTTTTGCATATACGCAGGAGATATTTGCGGAAGCGGCAGCAGGAGCGAAAACATACGAGAATTACTTCGGGATCCCAGAGGAAACTCACGACCCAACACCAAAAGAGATTCCAAAACCCGTATCGAATCCGATACCCGAACACGATGTTCGCCCTGAACTGGAAATTGCGCCGGCGCAACAGCCAGAATCGGTGGAGAATGTGGAAAAAACTGTGGATAACCATGAAGAAGGTCAAAAAACAGCAGTTCCAGAAAAAGAGGACTCTGCACCAGGAAATCCTAAAGTGGAGTCCCATTCTGAAACACCGGAATCTCAGCTGGAAAATATAGAAAAAAGTCAAGAAACAGCACTCCCAGAGCCGGAACCACAGATTCCAGGTCAGGACAGCATTGAAAACCATCCGGAATATATGCCAAAACCCGTAGAACCGGAAGAACAGTCAGAAAGCAACCCGAAACCAGAATTACAGGAAGACCATCTCGGTGAGGCCAACGAAATGGTGCCGGAAGAACTGAAAATTGCGCCGGCGCAATACGGATCAGAGCCACCGGCAGCAGAACCTAAGACCAGAAAAGAGTATATAGATACGTTAACAGCTTATGGCACAGCTGAGTATATAGCGAGAGCCATGCGGCAGTTTGCAAACAAGACATACAACACACTTCTGGATCCGGACTTCTGGAATGAATGGTTAAACGGAAAAGTAGACCATAACGGAAGACCCTGGGAAGATTAAGGGTGCCCTAAAATTCACATAGATACATCCTTCCTGTGTGAGCCTGTCAGATCACAGGAAGGGGAAAGGAGAAAAATGAATCTCAGACAGAAAAAGAAATTATTTAGAAAAGTAACCGGTCAGAATCCTCCGAGATGGATGCATTACAGTAGCCGCCGGTTCCATAATTTTCTTTGCAAACCCTGGGGCGGTCTGGCAGAGCTGAAGAAACAGGCAGCCACCAGAGCAGTAGAAGACTTTAACTGGAATATTTCAAGGAGAAATGAATGGATAAGATCGTCACATCGATACAGGAGATAAATTTAGAGGACATCAGATTCCCGATCATTGCAGTATTTGAACACCCGGAAGATTATCCGACGAAATCCATAGGCAGAATATTTGAATTAACCAAACCAACAGATACCGTGATTGTAAAAGATACACTGGAAGAACTGCAGAAAGATATTCAGACATACTGGATAGGGATATTCTTCCAGAGAACAGAATTTGATGTACCGTCAATGAAAGGATGCTGGGTATGAATCAGGAAGGATTATTATTCCCAAAAGGAACCATTAGAAAAAAACGAAAGAAGCACCACAAAAGTATCATAGACAGAGATGCAAAAGGTCAGTGCTTCATCTGCGGAAAAACAGGCTATACGGAACGCCATCACATCTATGGCAGTGCAAACCGCAAATACTCCGAGCAATATGGCTTAACCGTGTATCTTTGTCCGGAATGCCACAGAACATCAGATATAGCTGCACACAGAAACAAAGAAGTCAGGATTACCCTGCAACGGATCGGCCAGAGGACATTCGAAAAGAAGTGCGGCAGCAGGGAACAATTTGTAAAACAATTTGGTAAAAACTATCTGGAGGACGAAAATGAGCACAAGAGCAGAAATATGTAAACATAGTACAGGACACATCGGAGCTGTAGCAGTATACACCCGTCCCACCTGCCCGAACATGCACATCATCAAAGGCAAATATGTTACAGCCAGAACGAACTGCAAGGAATGCAGATTCTACGAGGAGAGGAAATGAATTTATATGAAATCACAGACATAAAGACGGGAAAGACTATAGAACCGGCGGTTACGCTGAAACAGGCAGCAGAAAGACTGAAGTGTTCCGGAAGTGCAGTATCAGGAGCTTATTATGGAAATTATGCAATTGGGCATAGATATGCAATAGAAGCGGTAGATACAGCCATCGCAAAACAGGATTCAATATGGACCGAATGGGAAATGCGAAGAAACTGGTTTTTAAAATTATGTGGGAGGACATAAGAATGACAGGAAAGAACAAAGAAGGCTATCCGGATCCGACAGCCAGCAAAGCAATTCAGGCAGCAGATCATATGCCAGAGCATACATATAAAGATTATTGCATACTCAGAGCAATGGCATACCGCATGGGATTAAAGATAACCAGGATAAAAGATTTAGGATCTGGAAAGGAATGGAGCCGATAAAAAGAAGGAGGCCGGGAACTATCAAAAGCTCCCGGCTAAAAGTATGAAAAAGAAAAAGTTTTATTTGCAATTACTCTTTGCTCTGTACAGGTAATAATATACCCAGAAAATGTGAGCAATATGTGATACAGATTTGAAGAATTTGTGAAAGGGGAGCGATACCGATGGAAACGACAGAGATTACAATTCAGGAAGAAAATGAACAGAAGAAAGAATACTTGAAATCCTACCGGCGGGCAATAAAGAGAGAGCAGGACATCCTGGACGAGATACAGCGGTTGAGACTGGATAAAATGTTTCCATCGGTAGTTAATGATGGAATGCCACACGGCAGCAGTCATTCAGATCTGTCGGATTATGCAGCTATTCTGGATGAGCAGATAGAACTTCTGAAAGAGGAACGTTTGGAGAAAGCCAGATGTTACCAGAAAATCGAGAGACAGATTCGCCAGATGGAGAATGAAGATGAACAGGAAGTGCTGAGACTGCGGTACATACTTGGGATGAAATGGGAAGAGGTGGCGGTGAAGATGGATTATAGTTGGAGACAGATACACAGAATCCATTCAGCTGCATTATTGAATCTAAAAATAGCATAAGACAAACCTAGACGAAGCTAGATAAAACAAGATGGCATATCTTGTCACATAACATCTATGTTATTATTACAATGAACTCAGATGGAAAAAATCATTCAGAGTTCTCCTTCCCCTAAATGTCTGCCAGTACCCACCTGGCAGATCACCAGAACATCTCACCGAGAGGGAGTGAGCGTGAGCCATGGAGCCGCAGGTTCGAATCCTGATGTTCTACTACTATCTCCTTTTTTTATAATGCGCATAATGCGCAAAAAACTGTTGACAATGCGCATAGTATGTATTATAATGAGCGCATAAAGAAACAGGATTGAAAAGAAAAAGAAAGGAGTACCGTTAAGATGAAGTTTCGAGAAATCGAAAAAATATTGCTTGCGGATGGTTGGCGTCAAGTTAGCCAAAAGGGTTCACATCATCAGTACAAACATCCAAGCAAGCCGGGTAAAGTGACGATACCTGAACACGGTGGCGGCGATATAAATATCGATACTGCAAAATCTATTATGCGACAGGCTGGAATATAAATTCCAGCCCAAACTTATAATATATCTTAACAATATTCTATCTAATTGTATTTTAATCATGTTTTAGGAAAAAGTATATGGAGGAAAATTAAGGAGGAAACTACAATGAAACTGATTTATCCAGCAGTCTTTTATCCGTTTTCTGATGGTAGTGGTGGTTATACTGTGGAATTTCCAGATTTACCAGGATGTGTTACGGAAGGAAAAGATCTTGAAGAAGCATTTGAAATGGCAACAGATGCTGCAAGTGGCTGGGTACTTGAAGAGTTAGAAGAAGGCAATACGGTACCGGAGCCATCTGATTATGCTGATGTGAAACCAAGAAAGGGGGGAAGAGTAAATATTGTATTGTTAGATATCGACAAATATGCTGAAAAATATGGAGAAAAAGCTGTCCGGAAGAATGTCACTATTCCAGCTTGGTTGAATACTTTTGCTGAAAAAAGACAAATGAACTTTTCTCAAATATTGCAGGAAGCGATTCTTACAAAAGTACAAAAATGTAATTAGGATAAGAGGAGATAAAGCGAGGAAACTATTAATATTAAAATTTAAATAAAAGAAAAGAGTTCTACGATTCAGGACTCTTTTCTTTTTTATAGCAATAGTTAGCGCAATCGACTTATGTTGGCCATTTCTGGGAGTAAATCCCTAAATTCCATTAACTAACACACAGAATGAGAGGTGGTGAGGCTTGGCAAGAGCACCAGATCAGAGAGTAGAGCAGGCCAAGGCATTGTAGTATAAGCTGAACTCAGACGGATGAATTCCGTAGAATTTCCAATATACATTTTCTTAACGCCCTGTAGAAATATAGGGCGTTCTGTAGTATAATAAAAGAAAATGTAGATTAAGGGGATAAAATATGAATTACTTTTATTATTCTTCAGGAGGATACGATATAATTGATTCTGGAATATTATATTCGTTCAAAAAGGATGATGATATTGAATATAATATGGATATTGTGGCAATAAAAAATCCGGAAGTAAGATTTAAAATGAAAATAGTTTTTCAATTTGAAGATGATGGAAAAGAACTTGCCATAACCAGAACAGTAAAAAATGACGTTGTATATTTTAAATGTTATAATTTTAACAATAACTTAGGATCTGGAACTACTGAACCGATAGAAGTGGCTATGGTAGCAGAAAGAAGGATTTACATACATCTTTGGGCTTTTTTACTAGGTAAGGATACCAGAAAAATAGAGTATACATTGTATTTTGAGAGAGCAGGTGAAGGTGCGGATGGCAGATAAAATATTAGATGCTCCTATTACAGATAAAATATGCGATGTAGCTCAGTCAGAACAGTTTACCAATTTAAATCCGGAAATCCAAGGAAAAGTAATTGACAGTTTGAGTAAGAATGATTCAAGTGGTCAAGAAGGTGGCTTGATGGGGAAAGTTTTTGGAACTAAAAAAGAAAACGCATCAATGAATATAGCATTTTTAATTTGTATTCTCTTGACTGTGATAGGCTTTGCGTGTTTGATAGCGGGGAAAGACTATTGGAATGTAATAATTCCAGCAATAACGACAGGAATGGGATATATGTTTGGAAAAGGTGAAAAATGAATATATTATATAGATAGGAGAAATTATGAGCGTAGAATATGTAGGGGTATATTATCCGTTTATTGGATATCTAAAGGAAAAACAAACAGTTTCTCTTGAAGAGTTTAAATCTAAATTTACAGATGGAACAACTGGGAAAAACAAAGAGCAAAGAGAAAAAAGATTTGAAAAATTTTTAGAAAGTCTTAGAGAGGATCATATCGTGACTGTTGAGTATGATATGGTTACATTTAATGAGGAACAGTGGAATATAGTCTTGAATTACAACAAAGAGTAAGATTTTGGAAGAGCAGTTTTTAGGGCTGCTTTTTCTATACTCAAAAACGAAACGAATGAGAGGTGGTGAGGCTTGGCAAGAGCAAGAGATCCGAACCGGAATAAAGCTTTTGAAATATATAAAAAACATGGCGGAAAGATTGATTTGGTTGAGATTGCAAGTCAACTGAATATTTCACCTGGGACAATTCGAGGATGGAAATCAAAGGACTCTTGGGATACACAATTGAATGGAACGCTCCGTAAAAATACGGAACGCTCCAAAAGAAGAAAAGGTGGTCAGCCTGGAAACAAAAATGCAGAAGGGCATGGTGGCAACGGACCACCTGGAAATAAGAATGCAGTTAAAACAGGAGAGTTTGAAACTCTCTTTTTTGATACCCTAAATCCAGAAGAAAAACAGTTAGCTGCCATGGTACAGCCAGATAAAGAGCAGCTTTTACTTCAGGAGATCCGTCTTTTGACAGTCCGTGAACACCGGATGCTGAAAAGAATAGAATCTCTTCGTCAGTTAGAAGAACAGGAGTCAGAAACAGGAGATGATGGAGAAATTATCCCTTCAGGAATGTCGGTAACGGAATACAGTTCCGGTATAGAAAAAGGAAAACCTACCGAATTGAGGAAATACGAAGGAATCTTAGGCCAGATCCAGGCGATTGAGGATGCATTGACTAGAGTACAGGCAAGACAGCAGAAAGCTATCGAAACCTTGCACAAATTTGGATATGATGATGCCCGTTTGGAACTTGAGACAATGCGATTTGAATTTGAACTTCTGAAACAGGATGGACAAAACGAAGACACTGAAGATGATGGCTTCCTGGATGCTATGAATGCATCTGCAGAATCTGTTTGGGGTGATGTGGATGTATGAAAAGATATCAGTATTAAGAGAACGCCTCAATAAAATGAAACAGAACCGATCTGCAAAACAAAACGGACAGACATTTCACTTTTCTCCGTTTTCGCAAAAGCAGAAGCAGGTTCTGACTTGGTGGTGTGAAGGTTCACCAGTACACGACAAAGACGGAATCATTGCAGATGGAGCAATCCGATCAGGAAAGACCATCAGCATGTCCTTATCATTTGCCATGTGGGCAATGAGTACTTTTAACGGTCAGAACTTTGCCATGTGCGGAAAAACCATTGGTTCCTTCCGGCGAAATGTTCTGTTCTGGCTAAAGCTGATGCTCCGATCCAGAGGCTATTCCATCACGGATCATAGAGCTGACAATCTCCTGACCATCAGAAAGAAAGGAAAAGAAAACTATTTCTACATATTTGGCGGTAAGGATGAGCGCTCCCAGGATCTGATCCAGGGCATCACACTGGCTGGGGTGTTCTTTGATGAAGTTGCCCTGATGCCAGAGAGTTTTGTGAACCAGGCAACAGGACGTTGTTCTGTAAAGGGAAGTAAGTTCTGGTTTAACTGCAATCCGGATGGACCCTATCACTGGTTTAAACTCAACTGGATAGATAAATCCACAGGATATCTGGGCAAGGAAGAATCAGAAAGAATCAGGAAAAAAGCTGCAGCAGAAGGCAAGGAAGCCGGGTTAAAAGAAATCCTCTATCTCCATTTTACAATGGATGACAATTTATCCCTGGATGAAGAAGTAAAAGCCAGGTACCGGAAGATGTATGTAGGAGTGTTCTTCAAACGCTACATCATGGGATTATGGGCGGCAGCAGAGGGCATTATTTATGATATGTTCGATGAAGAAAAGCACGTTCAGAATATCCGTGATTTCTTCCAGTTACTGATCAATGGCAACAGATACGTATCCTGCGACTACGGTACTCAGAATGCGACCGTATTCCTGCTTTGGAACAAAGGAATCAATGGGAAATGGTATTGTATTCGAGAGTATTACTATTCCGGAAGAGATAAAGGCAAACAGAAAACAGATTCAGAATATGCAGACGACTTAAAGAAGTGGCTGGATGGAACAAAGATTAAAGCGATCATTGTAGACCCATCGGCCGCTTCTTTTATTGCAGAGCTCAGAAAGCGTGGCTATAAGGTCATCAAGGCAAAAAATGATGTCCTGGACGGAATCCGTCTGGTTGGAATGCTACTGAACTTGGAACAGCTCGTGTTTGCTTCTTCCTGTAAGGAAACAATCAAAGAATTTGCTTCCTACATCTGGGATGCAAAAGCTCTGGAGCATGGTGAAGACAAGCCTGTAAAACAATTCGATCATTGCCTCGACGCAACACGCTACCTATGTAGTACCATAATCGGCAATAAACTTGCCAAACTAAAAGACGTAAGGATGTGAGAAACATGTATATATTCACAATTCCAAGAGAAAAATTCGATGAACTGAACCCGGACAAGCAAGTAATTCGTCAGCTGATCAGCAAGCACATCAGCATGGTAAGCCGATTACAGAAAAATATGGCTTACTATGAAGGAAAGCATAAGATTTTAGATGATGTAGGTCGGGAGAATAAGCTCGTCTGCAATCATGCCAAAGATATTGCAGATACTGCCAGTAGCTATTTCATCGGGAATCCAGTATCTTACAAGTCAGAAAGTGATATTACAGATCTGACAGATGCCCTGGAGCTGGCAGGCGCAGATGAAGTAGATGGAGATAACGGCTTAGAACTTTCTATCTATGGACTTGCCTATGAATATATTTATACAAAAGAAAACGAAGACTTTTTGTGTATAAAGAATCTTTCAGCAGAAAACACCTTCATGGTAAAAGATGACAGCATTGAGGAAAATGAACTCTTTGCTGTCTATTATTATATCCGAAAAGATGATTCCGGACAGCGTTCAGATCATTACATGGCAACCGTAGTCACTACTAATTATAAATACGAACTGGACATTGAACATAACAACATACATCAGGAAACAACAGAACCGGCAATCCCTCATTATCTGGGAGAGATTCCAATCATCGAATATCTGAATAATAAACTGGCAATTGGTGATTTTGAGCTGCAGATTCCTCTGATCGATGCCTATAACGTTCTGATGAGTGATCGAGTCACTGATAAAGAGCAGTTCATAGATGCAATCTTGGCAATTTACGGAACATTGCTTGCAGATGAAGAAATAGAAGATGAAAACGGAGAAAAGAAGGATGGTGTGGCTGTAGCCATGAAGCAGTTGAAGAAGAGAAAAGTCCTGGAAGTACCAGACGGTGCCAAGGCAGAGTATCTGACCAGAACATTCGATGAATCTGGAGTGGAAATCCTGAAAAAGGCAATAGAGCAGGATATCCATAAATTCTCCCATATTCCATGTATGACAGATGAAAACTTCGGAGGTAATGTCTCAGGTGTGGCAATGGAATTTAAACTACTGGGGATGGAAAACATCACCAAGATTAAGACCAGATACTATCGAAAAGGCTTGAGAAAGCGTGTTCGGATCTTCTGCAATTTCCTTGGTTTGCATGGAAAAAGCATAGATCCAACCGGAATTACAATGACCTTCACCAGAGCACTGCCAAAGAATCTCCTTGAAATCTCTCAGATCGTATCAAACCTTTGGGGAAAAGTAAGCAGAAAGACATTGCTGTCTCAGGTTCCGTTTGTAGACAATGTAGATGATGAGTTGAAAGCACTGGATGAGGAAACAGAGGAGAATCTGAAGCGGCAGCAGGAAATGTTTGGAATGCAGGGAAATACTCCGCCAGATCAGACAGATCCGGATAAGGAAGAGAAGTCGCCTGAAAAGAAAAAGGATAATGTAAATGAAGAATGATTCCTACTGGGAAAACAGAGCAGCTTGGGATATGTATCATCGAATGGAAGATGCAGAACAAACAGCAGATCTGCTGGCAAAGGTATATCGAAACTCCTCTATGTTGCTTACCCATAAAGCCAAGGACATATTTGAAAAGTATATGACTAAGCATGGCTTATCAGAAACGCAGGCATGGAATTTGCTAAATACCATGCAAGACCAGACATCCCTGGAAGAACTGCTGAATGCTCTGAGAAACAAAGATTCAGATAAGACCAAGCAGGAACTTCTCCGTGAACTGGAAGCACCGGCATACCGTGTCAGGATAGAAAGACTGCAGGATCTCCTGCGGCAAGTTGACACAGTTATGCAGGAAGTATACCAGCAGGAACAGTTATTTGATACCAGTTTTTTTCAGAACCTTTGCGAAGATACATATTATCATTCAATCTATAGTATCCAAAAACGGACGGGATACGGATTTAGCTTTTCAAATATCAGCCAGAAGCAGATTAGCCAGGTACTTTCCATGAACTGGTCTGGAAGTCATTATTCACAGCGTATCTGGAAGAACACACAGGAACTTTCTGAAACATTGAAACAGGAACTACTTGTAAGCTTACTGACCGGCAGGACAGATAGAGAGACATCAGAAGTTATCATGAACCGTTGTGGTGCAGGAGCTATGCAGGCAAGACGCCTGGTAAGAACAGAGAGCTGCTTCTTATCCGGAGAACTGACCGCGAGATCCTATGAGGAATGCGGAATAGAAAAATACCGCTATCTTGCAACTCTGGACCTCAGAACCAGTAAGATCTGCCGGGAACTGGATGGAAAGATATTTTCCATGAAAGACCGGAAAGCAGGAAAGAATTATCCACCTATGCATCCGTGGTGCCGATCCACAACGATCAGCGTCATAGATGAGGATGAGTTAAGGAACATGAAACGGAGAGCCTATAATCCAAAAACAGGACGCACAGAGACAGTTCCTGCAAATATGACATATGATCAATGGTATAAGAAATATGTAAAAGGTAATGCCCAGGCAGAAGCAGAAGAAAAATCCGTCCAGAATGCTGCCGCAGACAAGAAACAGTATGAAAGATACCGGGAAATCCTCGGTAAAGATGCGCCGAAACGTTTTGCAGATTTCCAGGAAATGAAGTATAATGATTCTGAGAAATGGAGATTCACAAAGCTTGACTATCAGAGAAGAAACGAACTATTACAGCATCCGGAACTGAAACTGCCGAATGCAGAAAATGCAATGGCAGCAGATGCCAAATTTGAAAAGTATCTGTTCGGAGGATCACATCCAGAAGGACTTGCAAAAGGAGATGCTTTCTCGAGCAGACTTGGATACGATGCTGAAAACTGGAATAGCCTGAAAAAGCAGATTATAGCAAGAGCACCGCAGTATCCAGCACTAAGCAAAGGCGTAAATGGATATGGAAAACATATGTATGAGCAAAAGATTATTTTATATGGATTAAAAGGAACTCCTGCAAATGTTGTCGTTGGATGGTCTGCTGATGACAAAAGTGTAACTATGGCGAGTGCCTATATCAAGGAGGTAAAGTAGATGAAAATAAAAGAATTTGATACAGTTCTCCTGAAAGACGGAAGAGAAGGCAGCGTTATGGAAGTTTTTCCAGATGGTTCCCTGATCATAGATATAGGCAATTCCCCAGAAAGTTGGGAAACTTTATATGATAAAACAGTAGCAGATATAGAAAGAGTTATTAACAGTTCAGAAGAGTAAACATTAAAGAATAACCACCAGTCATAAATGACAGGTGGTATTTTTATACCATTTTTAAGAATTTGCGCCGGCGCAACTGGGAGGAGGTGAGCAGGATGAAAGTAAAATGCATCAAACGTTACAGCGATGTACGTCTGAACAAGATCATTGAAGCAGGAACAGTTCTGGAAGTAGATAAAGCCAGAGCTGATCATTTGGTTCATGAAGGCGTTGCCGAGATTGTAAAAGAAACTGAAAAAGCAGCAGACGAGGGAAAGGAATAGGTGATCCATGCATCTCCCTTTGAGACGCGGGGTGAAGCGTCTTATTTTTGTGTCTTTTTCCGTCAGACGTAAAAGAAGCGGGTTACTCCAAAAACTGAATGGCCCGGGCGTGAAAACGAATAGGCTGGGCAGAAAGGAAATAACATGAGAAACAGATTAGTAAAAGCAATGCGCAAAGTTCCAATGAACCTGCAGTTATTCGCAGAAGGAGACGATGCTGGGACCGGAGATGGCGGGAATGGCGGCGGAGCCGGTGGAGATGGTGGTTCGGATCAGGGCGGTGCAGACAATCCGCCATCCTTTGATGATTTCCTGAAAACAGGAGACAATCAGGCAGAATTTGACCGCAGACTGCAGAAGGCAATCAACACTGCAGTTTCCAATGAACAGAAGAAATGGCAGACAATGACAGATGAAAAGCTTTCTGAAGCAGAGAAGCTGGCAAAGATGACAGAAGATGAAAAAACAAAATATCTGCAGCAGAAGAGAGAAAAGGATCTGACTGCCAGAGAGGCAGCAGTAACCAGAAAAGAACTGATGGCAGAAGCAAAGAATACCCTGGTCAGCGACAATCTTCCGGTAGAACTTGCAGAAGTTCTGGATTATACAGACGCAGATTCCTGCATGAAGTCCATGGAAAAGGTCAAAACTGCTTTCCAGAAAGCAGTAGAGTCAGCAGTGGAAGAGAAATTGAAAGGTGGAAAGCCACCGAAGAAAGCACCAGGAACAGATGCACAGGAAGCCCTTGAAAAGCAGGTATTCAATGCAATGATGGGCATTTATTAAAGGAGAGTGAATACATATGGCAATTAATACATTAGCAACAGCAACCTTATTTCAGAATCAGCTTGATAAGATTGCGGTATTGGAAGCAACAACCGGCTGGATGGATGCCAATGCCGGACAGGTAATCTATAACGGCGGAGCAGAAGTTAAAATTCCGAAGATGAGCGTATCTGGAATGGGAGATTATGATCGTGATAACGGATATCAGAGAGGATCCGTTACTCTGGAATATGAAACCAGAAGAATGACTCAGGACCGTGGACGCCTGTTCCAGCTTGATCCGATGGATATCAATGAAAATAACTTTGTAACTACGGCAGGAGCTGTCATGGGAGAATTTCAGAGAGTGCAGGTTGTTCCGGAGATTGATGCATATCGTATTTCAAAGATTGCGACAGAAACAATCACCGCCAATAAAGCTGGAATGATCGGATATTCTTATATTCCAGGAACAACAGGAACATCTGCCCTGCGTAAAGCAAAAGAGGGCATTAAGGCAATCAGAGAAGGATACAACGGTCCACTCGTATGCCAGGCAACGCCAGACTTTATTATGGAACTGGAATTGGAACTTGCAGGAAAGATTACAGCAGTAACATTTTCTAAAGGCGGCATTGACACACAGGTACCGTCCGTAGATGGCGTTCCGCTGATTTCTACACCGTCCAACCGTATGTACACAACAATCAAGATTAATGATGGCAAGACAGATGGTCAGGAAAAAGGGGGATACGAGAAGGGCAGTACAGCAAAGAATCTGAACTTCTTCATTTGTCCGACAACCACACCGATCGCAGTAACCAAACAGGATATCATGCGTATCTTTGACCCGGCAATCAACCAGAAACTGAATGCATGGCAGATGGACTATCGCCGTTTCCATGATATTTGGATTCTGGATAATAAGCTGGATTCTATCTATTTGAGCATTCAGGAGGCGGAAGGATGAGGTTGATCAGAAAAAACGTGGAAAGAGAAGCAGATGGAGTGACTGCTCAGAAGCTGATAAATGATGGATTTAAACCTGTAGAGGTTGCATCTCAGAAAACAGCATCAAATTCTACTGATGAAGCCACGAAAAACATTGAAGAAATGACCGTAGAAGAATTAAAGACTCTGGCTAAGGAAAGAGGACTCACAGGAGTTTCCGCCTTAGCAAAACAGGATCTTATCAATATCCTGAAAGGGTGATTATATGGCAGAAGCCAAAGACATAGAAAGAGTTAAGCTCCTGACAGGAGAAACCAATGAAGAACTGATCGAAGCCTATCTGGAAGAAGCTTCAGACTTTGTAAAAGGATATACAAACAGAAGCGTGATCATTACGCCTCTGGAAAAAGCAGTGAGAGATCTTGCAGTTATTGCTTTGAACAGGATGGGGACAGAAGGAGAGACTTCCAGAAGCGAAGGTGGGGAAAGTTATTCATTTGAATCTGCTCCCAGACAGATCTATGACATCTTGAACAGATACCGTCTTGCCAGAGTGGGAGGAATAACTCATGAGAATGCGAAGAAACAGGATTCAGACTTATTATCATAAAAAGAGGATTATAACAAAGGATTCAGAAGGCAGTACCAACGAAGAATATGGTACTGCCTCATCCATTTCCGGAGAATCTTGGCCGGCATCCGGAAAAGCTCAGGCAGAGCAGTATGGTCAGCGTCTGAGCTATATCCGTAATATGCGGCTTGATGGGAAATATAAGATCAGGACAGATGAAAAAGGGAATCCTCACTATATCTTTGAGGATGGAACAGATCTGCAGGAATTAGATGGGATCTGTCTGTATGCAGATCAGGATCATAAGCCGGATTATAAGATTATATCCATCAAACCATATCGTTTCCTTACACTGGAGGTGGAACGGATATGAGTATAGACGGAACCAGAGAACTGGAACAGAAACTCAACGCAATGTCACAACTAAATCCCAGACAGGCGGTAGCGTCAGCAATCCAGACAGTCAGATCAGCAGCGGTCTTAAATTGCCCAACTGATACAGGAGAACTCAAACAGAGCATATTTTCTGAGGTCACAGAGCAGAATGAATCCATTGTGGGAGCTTGTTGGACAGATAAGGCGTATGCACCTTATGTGGAATTTGGCACTGGACCTAAAGGACAGGACCGGCATGAAGGAATTGCTCCGGATATCACACCGGCTTATACACAGTCCCCCTGGTGGATTCATGAAAGCCAGATAGATCAGAGGGTAGCAGAAAAGTACCATTGGTTCTATATTGATACTCCGAAAGGACGGTTCTATCAGTGTACAGGACAGCCGGCGCATCCTTTTATGTATCCGGCATTGGAAAATAACAAGGAAACAATCCTGGAAGGAATGAAAGCAACTTTCAGGGCGGATTTGGAGGGAAAATGAAAAATGTAAAAGATCAGGTATATGCAGCACTTCTCACCGTTACTGAGAATGTGTCAGACACATATCCGAAAGACTGGACGAACTTCCCAACTATTCAATATGTAGAAGAAAATAACAGCGTGTGGGAACGTACTGACAACGCTGAACAGAAGGCTAAGGTGTCATATAAAATTGATATATGGCACAACCAGAGCACATCTGATACAGCCCTTGCAGTTGATGTTGCTGTTTCTGCTTTAGGTCTGGTGAGAACCTATTGCGGTGATGCACCAGATCCAAGCGGATTGAAACATAAAGTAATGCGCTATGAAGGAATCATTGATATGAGTTCCGACATAGTGTACTGGAATTAAGAAAGAGGTGAAGATAAATGTTAGCAAATGGAGCAAAACTGGGCTATTCTAAAACTGCCCCTTCCGGAAGCTCAACAACTTATACAGACCTTCCGGGTTTAAAAGAAATTCCGGATATTGGATCAGATCCGGAAAAGGTGGACAATACGGTCCTGACTGATCCACATAAGAAGTATGAAAAAGGTATCGGTGATCTGCCTGAAATGACATATAAATTCAAATATGATAATTCAAAAGCGGATTGTCCATATCGTGTGTTAAGACAGGCAGATAAAGATGGAACGACACTGTATTTTCGTGAAACTGATGCCGATAAAAGCACAATTGATTTTGCTGCTCAGGTATCTGTTAAGCGTACAGGTGGCGGTGTCAATGGTGCTATCGAATTTGAAGTGACCATGATGGTACAGTCAGATATTACTTATACAGACCCGGCATAATGCTGGGTCTTTTATAAAAAATTCAGGAGGATATAACATGGGCGGTTTAGATGAAGAAGTAAAAAATCAGGAAGAAACAAAAGTTGTAGATTTGAATGAAGCAAAGAAGAAAAGAAAGCCTTTTCATTACTGGACTGTTGGTGGCAGAGATTACTGTCTGAAACTTAAAGCATCTAATATTGAAAAGCTGGAAAATAAATACAAGTGTAATATCATGCATCTGGTGGATGATATGCCGGCATTATCTGTAATGCTTACTATCATCCAGGCAGCAATGCTTCCGTGGGAACATGGGGTTAAGTATGATGATATTCTGAACCTGTTTGACAAATATGTTGAAGAGGGTGGAAGTCAGATTGATCTGTACAAAAATGTTGTGATTCCGACTCTGGCGGTATCTGGTTTTTTTACGCCGAAGATGGCAGCGGAAATTCTGGAAGCAACAGACGAAGAACTGTAACAACTACAAGCGAATATTTGTGGGCGATTTACCCGGATGCATTAGACTGTGGAATACGACCTGAATTATTTTGGGATTCCACTTTAAATGAGATCATGGATATGATGGAAAGTTATGCCAGATGCAGAGCAAGAGATAGGAAACAGCAGATTAGTGATAACTTTATTCTGTCAAAGGCTCTGGCACTGAACCTTTCAACCTTGTTCAATGAAAAGGCTGAATTTTGTAATCCATGGGATTTTTACCCACAAACATTCAAAGAAGATAAAGAAAATTATGAACATCAGAAGCTGGAAGCAGAACTTGCCGATTACAGGGACAAGCGCAGACGGTGGGCTGATGAATTTAACAGACGAAGGCAGCAGGGAATGTAACCCTGCTTATTTTATTGTCAGGAAGGGGGTGAAAATGTATGGGTGACACACTTGCAAAATTAAAGGTTATTCTGGAAGCGTCCACAGCTTCTTACAAGAAAGAGATGGAAAAAGCCCAGAAAGTGACTAAAAATGTCAGTGATTCTGTTAAGTCTGAAACATCAAAAGTCAAACAGGCTATGAAAATGGATGATGCAACGGAGTCTGTGAAAAAACAGATTTCGGTGTTCCAGAAATTAAAAGACACCATGAAATCAAATAGTATACCTCAGGATGTAAAAAATACAGGGAGCATTATCAAAGATACCTTTCGCGATCTGAAATCAGGCGTATTACCTAAGGCTATGTATGACGGAATGAAACAATACGTGAAAGAGGCACAGCTTGCAGCAGGTATAAAAATACATACGGACGAATTTACAGAAACAGAAAAAGATATAGAACGTGCAATCCAGACTCTGGAGAGACTTAACCAAAAGAAAAGAGAATTGATGGCAGGAAAAAGCAGTGGTGAGAACACAGAGGCTATCAAAGGAGTTAATGAACAGATTAGGATTGCTGAAAGACGCTTGGAAGCATTTCAGGGAAAGAAAAATTTGTTGCAGTTCAGTGGAAAAGACATGGAATTTGCCCATACTGGGAAGCTGAGCGATGGAAATAGTTTTGAAACGGCTAATGCTGTCATAAAACAAACAGTGGAACGTATCAAAGAAGTAAAAGGTTCCGTAGCCGAAGCGATAAAAAAAATTCCTGTTCTGGGCCGTGTTTTAAGCAATGCTGCTTATATTGGCTCAAAAGGCTGGGGTGGTTTGAAAAAATTAATCTCGGGTGTCGGCTCTGGCCTTAAAACTTTAGCATCGGGTGCTATTCAAAAAGCATCTGGTGCATTTGCCGCACTCATACAGAAGTTTACAAGCGGTATTCCTATTTTACGAAGGTTCACAGGTGCAACAAAATCAGCATCTGGTGGACTGGGCGGTGGATTAAAAAACATTCTCAAATATGCGTTTGGTATCAGGTCACTATTTGTTTTGGTAAACAAGCTGAGAAGCGCATTAGTAGATGGATTCAAAAACCTGGCACAGTACAGTGGTGAGACAAATAACAGTATTTCAATGCTGATGTCTTCCCTGACGCAGTTAAAGAATGCATTTGCGGCAGCATTTGCACCTATTTTGAATGTGGTCGCACCTATTCTGAATACACTGATCCAGAAGATTATTTCTGTAGTTAATACATTTGGTCAGTTGACGAGTGCATTAACAGGAAAAGGCACTTATATCACTGCAAAAAAGGTTCAGCAGGACTATGCAAAGAGTCTGAATAATAATGCATCATCTGCAAAAAATGCGCAGAAGGCAAACAAAGACCTGCAACGTACCATCCTTGGATTTGACCAGATCAACAAAATGGATGATAACAGCAGCTCTGATGATAGCGGTAATAATGGAGCCGATACATCAGGTGGCTTATCACCATCTGATATGTTTGAGACAAAAGAAATTCCGTCAAAAATCAAAGGACTGGCCGACTTGATCAAACAGGCATGGAAAGAAGCTGATTTCACAAAGATAGGTGAGATGGTCGGTGAAAAACTGAATGCCGCATTGCAGAGTATTCCGTGGGATAAGATCAAGAACACCTGTAACAAGATTGCAAAGAGTGTTGCCACTTTCCTGAATGGTTTCCTTGAAACTGTCGATTGGAAACTGGTTGGTAATACCCTTGCACAGGGTATCAATACCGCTTTTGGCATGGCAGATACATTTGCCAGAAATTTCCACTGGGACAGCCTTGGTAAGGCAATTGGCAATGGTATCAATGGTGCTTTGGGCGGTCTGGACTGGAATCTCATCAGGGGAACAGTTCGGAACATATCAAAAGGTATCACTGATACACTGAACAGTTTCATCCAGACAACCAACTGGGGGCTGGTAGGCAGGTCATTCGGTAATGGTATTAATACCATTATGGACTTCTTTCATACCGCAGTCAGCAATTTCAACTGGATCGGTGCTGGTACCTCGCTTGCAACTGCCATAAACAATGCAGTTAATACGATTGATTTCGTTGGCATAGGGCAGACTTTTTCAACTGGAATCAAAGGAATTCTTGATTTTGGTATATCTGCGATTGAGAACGTTGACTGGTGGACATTAGGTGAAAAAGTCAGAGATGGTATTGCTTCAGTTGACTGGAATGGTATTGCGGACAGATTATTTGAATTACTGGGCGCAGCATTTGGAGGCTTATCTGCATTTTTCGGTGGACTTATTTCTGATGCTGTTACAGGAGCAAAGAAATATTTCCAGAAGAAAATTGAAGAATGTGGTGGCAATATTCCGTTAGGTATTCTGAAAGGGATAAAAGATGGAATAATTGGCATTGGTGGATGGATAAAAGAACATATCTTTACACCATTTATAAAAGGGTTTAAAAATGCCTTTGGTATTCACTCACCATCAACTGTCATGGCAGAGCAGGGTGCTTATATTATCAGTGGTCTGCTTAAAGGTCTGAAAGATAATTTACAGTCACTTTTATCCTGGGTAGAAAAGCTTCCAGGATGGATAAAAGATAAACTTGGTAATGCAAAAGAATGGCTGAAAGAAAAAGGCAAAAATGCCCTGGAAGGACTAAAAACTGGATGGGAGTCTGTGAAGGAAAGTACGATTGGGCAGACAGCATCTAAGATTGGAAGTTATATCAAGACTAAAGCGGGAGATGCAAAGTCATGGATTAAGTCTAAAGGTTCAGATGCTATTACTGGTTTAAAGACTGGCTGGGAATCTGTAAAAGAAAGCGGATTTTTGAGGTATGTTGGAAAGATTAAGGATGAAGTATTTACCAAGATTGGAAATCTGAAAGAAAAAGTAACATCAAAAGGAAAAGATATCGTGGGAGGTTTAAAAGGAGGTTTTAATGGTAACTGGAGTACATTTACTACGATTTTAAGTAATCTTCCAAATAAGATATCGTCTGCAATTCCAAACCTATTTAATGTAGGTCGAAATGCAATACAGAATTTTGCAAAAGGATTCTCAAATTTCCATATCCCTATGCCGCATATCGGTTGGGACTGGTCTGGTGGATCCATTAACATTGGTAATTTTTCATTCTCACTTCCACGTTTCAATTTACAATGGTATGCGAAAGGCGGTTTCCCGGAAGCGGGACAGTTGTTTGTGGCCAATGAAGCAGGACCTGAGATGGTCGGTAAAATGGGAAGTCGAAACGCAGTAGCCAATAACAACCAGATTGTTGAAGGAATCAAGAATGGTGTATTTGAAGCTGTACTTGACGCATTCAATGCCAGCGGAATCCTTGACAGGGATGATGCTGAAAAAGATGTTACCCTTGAATTTACACTGAAAGCCGACAGCGAAACACTGTACAAGGTAGTTCGCAAGGGTAAAAAGAAATATGATTACCGTTTTGCGGTAACTGAGACAATTTGACAGGGGGTGTCACATGGACAACATTGTAATCAAAGTGGGTGGTGTGACACTACCCAAGGAAGTTTCCAAGTTTAAATGGAAAAAATCAGATGTATCTGCGAAGAATGCAGGAAGAACACAGGATGTCAAGATGCATAAGAACAGGATCGCAAAGAAGCGTACCCTGAGCCTTGGCTGGGTAAATCTGACAAAGACCCAGATCACGGCAATCCTTCAGGCGTTTGATCCTGAGTATGTGATGGTTACATACTGGGATCCTTTGGAAGGGCGGGATGTGACAAGGGAGTTTTATACCGGTGACATGGAAGCAGACGTGAAATGGTGGGCAAAAGGTCATGAGCGTTATTCCACACTTGATTTTGACGTGATTGAGAGGTAATGACAATGATTAATGTATCAGCCGCATTCAAGACGGCGTTGGAAGATGATAACAGAAATTTTTCAGGATCCTGTACAATTACATTAGCGTCCGGTAAGGCAATACCTATTAATGATAGTCAACTGTGGGAAAATGGATTTGTGGTTGATGATTCTACATCCAATACAAACGGTTTTGATATAGGTTCAGCAATCGTCCAGAAGTTCACTTTAAGACTGAACAATATGTATGATGATTTTACAGATTATGATTTTACAAATGCTGTGATTTCAGATGTAAAAGTATCATTAGACTTAGACGGTAAAACAGAATCAGTTAATAAGGGCGTTTTTACAGTAGATGATCCGAGCTACGACGGTGATATCATCACGCTTGAATGCCTGGATAACATGCATAAATTTGATGTGAGTTATGAAAAAAGTAATCTTACTTATCCAGCTACACTTTTACAGATCATACAGGATGCATGTAGATGTTGCGGTGTGACTTTGGCAACTAATTCTTTACAGTTTGAACATTATGACTATGTTATTTCGGATAAACCTGACGATTCTACAATGACTTTCCGGGATGCCCTGACATGGATTGGACAGATTTCAGGACATTTCTGGAAATGTAATAAAGATGGACAGCTGACAGCCGGATGGTACAACATGTCAGATCTGACAGTCGGCAAGAATATACATACCTTACAGACTAATGTTGTTGCAGATATAACTGCCGATACAGATGATGTAGTAATTACATGTGTAAGGGTTGTTACAGACGGTGGAGAATCTGGGCAGGTAACTTATCAGTCTGGATCGGATGGATATGCTTCTGTCATTGATGGGAATAAATTCATCAACAGTACCAACGCTGCTGAAATAGCGTCTATGATTGGTGAGCGTGTTGTTGGATTGAGGTTCAGACCAATGACTGTCAGTTCATTGCAAGACCCTACGATTGAAGCGGGGGATGGAGCAATAGTATATGACCGTAAATTAAAGTCATATAAGACTTTTTTCACTAATGTTGTATTTTCTATTGATGCAGACAATCAAATGTCAAATAACGCAGAATCGGCACTACGCAATAGTGCCGAAAGATTTTCCACAGCAGCTAAAACATATCAGGAATTAAGAAAACAGCTGCAAAAAAATAAAACAGAGTGGGAAAAAACAGCAGAAGATCTGGAAAATGCAATGAAAAATCAGGCAGGACTGTACCCGGTCATTAAGACACTGACAGATGGAACCAAAGTATATTATATGTGTGATCACTCAACCATGGAAGAATCTAAAGTTGTATTTGAATTAAATTCTAAAGGATGGGCAGTAAGCACAGATGGTGGCAATACATGGAATGCAGGTCTTCTCGTAGATGGTACTATGATTACGAAAATTCTGAATAGTATCGGAATTAATGCAGACTGGATTAATTCAGGAACACTTGTCATTAAAAATACCAAGGGCGATGTTACGTTTAAAGCCGATACAACAACGGGAGCAGTTGACATTGTAGCGAATTCTTTTTCGCTAAAAGGGAAAACAATTGAAGATGTGGCGGGAACTGCTGCGGAATCCGCCGCAAAATCTTATGTAGATTCTGCTATGCAGGATAAAACAGGAAACTGGTACGGAAACTATACACCGACATTATCTAATCAGCCTGCATCTGGGTGGAAAGCAGCTGACTATGAAAAACACAATGGCGATACATTTATCAATCCGACTACAGGTGATGTCTATGTATTTAGCACAGGTACGGCTGGCTTAGAGATCACTTTCAACGCTTCATGCAAAACAGAGTCAGTAAATTTCGACTATATAGAGATTTATTATGATGACAATGGAACAAAGAAAGCTTTGCCTAAGATTGGCGGTTCGTCATTTGGCGGAACAAAAGTTCAAGTACCATCTACAACATTTTGGTTGTACTGGAGAACAGATAGCTCAAGTTCCTCTTTCTATGGCTTCAAGATAGATTCCATTAAATCCGTAGTGGTCGATAAGTCAAAAATAAGTAGTACGACAAAGTCATTACCATCATATTCCGTAACTAATGTGTCTGGAAGTAATTACCCGGAATCACCTAATCATGGTAATTATGGTAATAACATCAATATGCTCTGGAAGTACACAGGTACACAGACCAGTGCCACGGCACAATGGGTAAAAGTTACAAAGGTGGATGCTTCGGAAATCATGAAGCAGCTGGATCAGGAAACTATCTTTAATCTGCTGACGAACAACGGTGAAGCGAAAGGCATATGGCTAAAGGATAAACAGCTATATGTTTCGTTCACATATGCGCAAGGCGGGACGCTCACACTTGGCGGAAAGAATAATAATGACGGACTCCTTAAATTAAAAGACAGTAATGGCAATGAAATTGGTAGCATGAGTAGTGACGGTGTTACTCTGTCAAAGGGAAAGATAGATGGTCCAGAAATTGCAGCAAAAAAAGGAACGATTGCAAATTTTGCGTTAGAAGAAGATGCATTAACATGTGGCGATTTTTTTAATAAACAATCCGCAGCAGCAAAAAGTAGTATATATATTGGCAAAAATGGAATAGCCACCAGCGATAGTGATCCAGCGAATTATGGACCACGAACGGCGCAGCTCGTTGATGGAAAATTAATTGTTCGACTTGGTAATAGTAATTGTGGTTATATAGCCTGTGGTGATGGATCGGAAACAGCACTTGTGTCGATGATACTATACGACGGAAGTGGCACGCCAATAATGGATATTCATGGTAATACGGTTGATTTTTTGAGATATGTTAATTTTCCTGCTAACTATACTCCTGATTTTGCGGGAAATGTCGAAATAAGAGGGGATTTGAGTGTAAGAGGTTCAAAAAGCCGAAGAGTTAATACGGATGCTTATGGCGAAAGGCTTCAGTATTGTTATGAAACAGCGGCACCATATTTTGGTGACATGGGGCATGGAGTAACTGATGAAAATGGCATCTGTCTGATAGAGATTGATGATATTTTTCAGGAAACTATAGGAACACAGGAGTATTTAGTATTTATTCAACCGGAAGGCGAGGGAAATCTATATGTAAATAAGGCAGAAAAATTTTGCAATTATTTTATTGTACGTGGAACTGCGAACCTTTCATTTGCATGGGAAATCAAATGTATTCAGAGAGGATATAGCCATGAACGCCTGGAAAGCCCGGAAGCGAAAAAAATGTTATATGCTACAAATGAAGATGAAAAAGAGACAAGAAAAGTTCTTGAACAGAGTATAGAAAACATTGTAAATGAAACGGAGGGATTGCTATGGGAATCAACAGACTTACAGGAGTAGCGTTGATTACAACTGGAGAAGGGGAAAGAGTATCATTTACATATTCAACCCTTGATTCTGAAGGGAATGTAATCAGCGCAAACAATAAAGGCAGTTTTGTTGCAATGAACGAAGAATTGCAAAAACATATTATAGCAATTAAGGAATATGTAAATATCAATAAACTTTCCAAAATAGAATAAAAGAAATATTTGAGCAAATCTGAAAGGCTCTTCCTATTATACTTGAAATTGCGCCGGCGCAAAAAGAAGGTGATATAAAAATATGAACAACATCATAACAGCAACATTTAACGATTACACATATGCGAGAACAACATCCCTCTGGCAGTATGACTATGGCCAGATGCTGCAGATAGAAGGAATTACTCTTCCTGCAACATTTGAAGTCCATTTTTCTGATCAGGACCGGGAAGGAGAATCTCTGATTCAGATCGGAGCCGTAAAAGACAAAACTGCACAGGTACAGATTCCTGACAGCTTTCTCAGGAAGAGCGCAGGAGGCAATTACAGTATCTATGCATTCATCTATCTTACAGATACTGAATCTGGAGAAACAAAATACAAGATCACAATCCCGGTCCGGGCAAGACCAAAGCCAAACACAGATCTTGTAGATGCACCGGAGGAAAAGAAATTATTCCGAAAGGCGATCGAAGAAGTAAACAATGCTGCTGATCGGGCAGAGAAAGCCAGCCAGGAAGCAAAAGATTCTGTAGAAGAGGTTTCCGAGAAAAGTGAACAGGCAAAGAAAGAGATAGACGATTATGTGAAAGAAAAACATGAAAGTTTGAAAGGCGATACGGGAAATGTTTTCTTTGCAGCTTTTAAAGTTGTCAAGGGCCGTTTAAAAATGTATTCAGATCCAACTATTGACAAAGTAAATTTTAAACGAATCGGATCACGTTTGAAATACCGGCTGAAAGTTTGAGGAGGTACCGGATGTCAAATACAGTAAATAATTATACAGAAACAGATTTAGGAAATATCTCCTTAAACCCACGAGGAGAATATGATAACTCAGCTGCGTATGAATATCTTGATACAGTTTCATATCGGGGCGGCTCATATTTCTGCCTGGCAGAACTGGAGACAACGATCACCGGAATTGCTCCTGATGCGGGACGCGATTCAGAACATTGGCAGATGATAGCTGCACCCGGAGATATGACACCGGAATACACTGCTGCATATAACGATGTGATTAAAAAAGCCGCACAGGTAGAAACATCCAGAGCAGCAGTAGAGCTGGCACAACAGGAAATAGAAGCAGTCCAGACAGATGTACAACAGTTGCATTCCGATACAGTCCAGGCGACTCAGGAAGCGGAAAATAGTAAAAATAGCGCTGCGAATTCTGCTCAGAGCGCAGAACAGTCCAGAAAGACAGTATCTGAATCTGAGCAGAATATCAATGGACAGATTGCTGGCTTTGACAGTAGAGTGTCCGAAGCGGTTGAACAGTCGAAAGAAGAGATTAATACTACAAAACAACAGGCAATAAATACAATCACCAATCAGCAGGATGCATCGGTCAACATCGTAAAAACTGAGGGAGAAAAAATTATAACCAGAGTGGGGAATGATGCTAAAACTGTTGCGGATGATAGAGCGACTGTAGAAGAAGCCACCCAAACGGTTTTGAATAATGCTCAGGAAGTAGCACAAAACACTCAGACTGTTGCCAGTAATACGGAAAATGCTGCAGCATCAGCTGAAAGTGCAAAGACTTCTGCTGACAATGCGGCCAAATCTGCAAAAGGTGTAGAGGACGCATCAAAGCAGATCGAACAGAATAAAAAGGATGTTGCTTCACTGAAGGAAGATATCAATGATGCAATAATTGTTAAAAAAAATGAGACATTTTCTGGGAAAGATATTGACTGGATAAATGGTTTTTATGGCGAAGACGGAACAATCACACCACATACGCTCTATAAGCACACCAGAGTTTTTAAAGTTGAACCTGAAACAAAAGTAACATACGCATATCTGCGAAGCCCCGCAAACTATTCGCCATATATAGCCTGCTTCAAAAATGGAGTTTACATCAAAAAAAGTTCGTTGTTGGGTGATGTGGACGCTAATTTTAAAAGTGGTGAATTTACGATACCTCAAGATATTGATGGTATCAGTTTTGCTAGCTACAATGCGCCAAATGATGAAAGATTATCAATTTCTGGTATATTTTTATACTACAAACCAGATGTAAATGCTGAAAAAATTGAGAATATTGAAAACAATATTCAGCATATGGAATCTGATATCGCAGGAAACTATAATCAAATTTACAATGTTAAAAAATATACAATAACCGATGGAATTGGTATCAAAGGAAACTACTACGATAAAAATGGTAAACTGCAACCTGCTGATAATCTATCAACGACTGGTATATTTCCTATTCCATATGGCATTAAAAGTATAACATATACTGCTTTTCGAAGCGTAGATATTCCGACGATATTGTTTTTGAGTGCAGATATGAAAGTCGCAGGAATGGTTATAGCAACAACTGCACCCACCTACGGTGATACAATGTATTCTGGAATAGCTGAAATCCCATCCAATGCAGTATATATGGAATTTTCGGTATTAAATACAAACAATGATTCTAGTGTTACAGTGATGTATTCTAATATTGAAAGCAACCAGAAACGTATTGAGATACTTGAAAAAGATCCACTGTATGGAAAGAAAATTACATGCACTGGAAATAGCATTACCGCTGCGACACATAGCGTTCCGGGACATGGCTATGTCGAACAAATTGCAGATGCTCATGGTATGACAGTTGATAATCATGCAATCTGGGGAGCTATCATACCGCAGGGGCATCCGAGAACAAACGATGATGTTACGGATATTGGTTGTATCCATGATACATTGGATGATATGGATGCAGATGCTGATATTGTAATTATGAGTGGCAGCATTAATGATTGTGAATATTACGCCGATACGAATTTTTTGGGTGAAATTACAGGAGATTTCTCTACTGAACTGGATTTAACTACATTTTATGGCGCACTGGAAGATATGTGCAAAAAAGCTCTTCAGAAATGGGCTGGGAAGCCTATTATATATGTAATCGAACACAGGATGACGCTCGACAATACAACATACGGACAGTATTACCTTAAATTACACGAAGCGATAGTAAAGGTAATGAATAAGTGGGGCATTAGCATTGCTGATTTGTTCAACGATTGTCCAAGTCTGAAATGCAATGAAGGGTATAAAACAAAATACACAACAGGTGACGGAACGCATCCAAACTACGAAGGTTATGAAAGGTTCTATGTACCGAGAGTTTATGCAGAAATCAAAAAATTGCTTGGAATCTAATCAGCTACTGGTGATAGATAGCAATAGATATGAGGAAATCCCTGTATTTACAAGGGTTTGCGGCTCATGGACTTTTGGGACGAGGGCTATAGTTAACTATCGAAATAGCGAATGGTCTCCGGAAATGCCAAAACTTAAAGAGCAAAAATTAGAAAACCGATTAAACGAAATGATTCAAGATTTCAAGAAGGATTTGCATGGAATCAGAAATTGGCAGAATGCTTACATAACAATGGCAAGAAAGAATATTTGAAATAAATTGCGTATTCCGACATAAGCGAGTAAAATAAGAATAACCAGGAAGGCGGCAACCTTAATCCTGGTTATTGGTACAATAGATTTATCACTTCTATTGTACCACCGTAGGATAAATTAAGCAAGGTGGTATATAAAATGAATGATAAGGAAAGAATCTTCAATAAACAGTATATAAAATACGGTGGCATCTTTTTAGATAATAATTCAGAAAAAGGGAAAGAAATATTACAACAAATAAATCAAGTTTCAGACAAAGTAAATAATTATTATAAAGACCGAAAAAGTGTGCTTATAACTCCAAACGGAGCTGAAGAGAAAGTATTAAAAAATATAAATTCAGAATCAGGAAAATATCATCCATATATTAATGTGTTTTGTGCGGATAAAAATGACATCAATGCATTTGCCGGAAAAGTAGATGAAGATTATTATATGGGAATATTAAAAGGTGTCTTTTTGAATTTGAAAAAACATATAAAAGATTTCGTAGAGGCGGAAGAATTTGAATTGATACCAGAAATAGGAAAGTGTAATCCAGAAGCTATTCTCAATAGTCTAATGGGGAATATCTTGGATTTTTTTACATTCCATGAATTTTTTCACATAATGAATGGTCATTGTGATTTGATAAAAGAGATGGATATCAGTGAACTATGTGAAGAAAATTTGGAATGTAGTTCAAAAGGAATGGATTTACAGACGACGGAGTTTGATGCTGATTGTTGTGCGGTAGCATCCATAGTTAATGAATACTTTCGGATGCAGTTTATGGTTATTAATAACATGAAAGATATGGTAGGAAGACCAAATATAGATTCGACAATTCAATTTTTAAGCGGATTGCTGATCTCAATTTATGTAGTAAATTCCTGGTTGAATATGATAAGAATGAGTGCATATGAAATTACAGAAGAATATTTAGAAAAAATGACACATCCGTTACCTGGAACAAGAGCGATTTACACATGGGCAACTGTAAATACAGTAGTAAGAAACTGGAATATTTATTCTGATGAAGAAATAGAGCAAATATCAGAACGCTCATATAAAGCATTGTCTGCATTTATGGAGGAGTTTAGTGATATTGCATACCCTGGATTTTTGAAAGTAGCATTTGATGATGTTGGGCTGGAACATTTACAGAAAATACATAATAATTGGGAGAAAGTTAGAGAGCTACTGACAGTACATTATTGTGGTTTAGCACCATATGAACATATGGATTTAAAGGGAGATGATAAAAATGTCTTGGGGAAGTTATACTCTTATGAAATGTAAAAAATGCGGAAAAGTATACGAAGTAGAAGATAGTACGTTGATTATGAATCAGACAGATTATAACAAGTGCCCGGTATGCCATTCTGAAGGAGAAATAGTATCTAGCAGATCCATATTAGATGTAATGAATGAACAGAGTGAAAAATTTAAAAAGCGTAAGAAACGAGTGATTTTGTAAAAATGATGATGGACCGGAACACCACCGGTCCTTTTTAATTGGAATCAAGGTGACATATAATATGAATAGACCCAGGGACAGACCGTAAGGTCTTATTTTTTTATCGAAAAAGACTGCAAAAATATCATAATAAAAGAAGGAGAACATACATCATGAGAAATTTATGAGAAGAATCAGAGCGGAGCCGAGAGGCTTCTTTTATTTTATCCAAAATTGCGCCGGCGCAATTGCCAGAAAGGAAAAGAGATGGAAACAATCATTTCAGCCTGCATCAGTGCGGCGGTTACATTAATTGTATGTGTGATCAGCAATAATGCACAACAGGAAAAGACACGAACTCTTATGGAGTACAAGCTGGAAGAGCTGACTAAAAGAGTAAATGAACACAATAACCTTATCAAAAGAACTTATGCTCTGGAAGAAAAAATGAGTGTACATGAGGAACAGATTAAGGTTGCGAATCATAGAATAGAAGATCTGGAAAGAAAAGGAGAATGATTATGGAACAGATCACAAACTATGTAAAACCGGAACTCATCGTAGTAGCTATTGCCTTATATTTCGTAGGAATGGCACTCAAACAGGCACAGGCAGTAAAGGATAAGTACATCCCGCTTATCCTTGGCGGAATCAGCATTGCAATCTGTGCAATCTATGTGTTTGCCACCTGCACCTGCGGGACCGGCCAGGACGTTGCGATGGCAATATTTACAGCAATCACGCAGGGAATTCTCATTGCGGGACTTTCTACATACGTAAATCAGATCATTAAACAGACAAATAAGGACGAATAATTCAGGGGATGAGTGATCATCCCTAATCCCTATTTTCTCTGTGAAAGGAGACGGACATGGAAATAAGAGGAATAGATGTTTCAGCATGGCAAGGAGCAATCGACTGGGATACCGTAGCAAACTACGGAATGGACTTTGCAATACTCCGGATCACAGAAGCCGGAAACGTGATTGATAGCTGCTTTGAGAAAAATTACTCCGGATGTCAGAAACATAACATTCCAACCGGAGCATATAAATACAGTTATGCCATGACAGTTGCGGAGATACAGAGCGAAGCCAGAAAAGTAGTGGAAGTTTTGAACGGGCGAAAACTGCAGTATCCGGTCTGGCTGGATCTGGAATGGAATAATCAGAGAAGCCTCGGAGC